TAATGTTTCCGTATGGTAAACACGATGATCAGGTTGATGCCATGACAATGGCTATTCACTATGTAAAAGATAGCTGGCGTTTGGAACATCCAGACGATCCTGATTGGGAAGACGATCAGGGTTATAGAAATCAGAAGCGAGTTGCGTACTGGCGAGTTTAAGATTATAATTAGAAATTATTTATTTAGCAAAGGTAATATACAATATGGCAACTGATGGCGATAGTGCATTAGAAAATATTGCAGCCTTAATTCAATCTGGATTAGCTAAAGGAGAAGAAGTAGCTAAAGGTATACTTGGTCCTGCCTATGAACCAGTTAGAGGACTTGCTCAACTTCTTACACCTGATGTGCCAGCAATATATGAGGCTGGCGAACAATTTGTAGAACAACCTAGCCCCTCTGCTTTAACTGCTGTAGCTATGGCTGGAGCATTAGAAAGTCCTGCAGGTAAAGCAGTAAAGCCTGTAAGTAAAATAGCAAAAACAAAATCAACAAAGCCTATAGCAAAAACAGAAGAAGATATTATTCCAGAAGCTACTAAAGAAACACAAAGACCAAATACTTTAGCTACTTATAAAAACGTAAATGAAAAATATTTTAAAAATATTAAAGGTAAAACATTAGATTTTGGTGCTGGCCTAGGTTTAGGGTCAAAAGAACTAAAAGCAGATGCTTTTGAACCTTTTCCTAGAGAAGGATTTAAACCTAAATATACAGAAATAGATCAAATTCCAAGCAATTCTTATTCTAAAGTAGCTAATTTAAATGTATTAAATGTTGTGCCAAAAAATGTAAGAGATGAAATAGTTTTAAATATTGGTAGAGTTTTAAAACCTAAAGGCACTGCTATTATATCTACAAGAGGTATATCAGATGTTTTAGGTGCTAAAACAGGAACACCAGGAAAAGAAGATGCATCTATAATATTACCAGATGGTGGTTATCAAAAAGGATTTAGTCAACCAGAATTAAAAAAATATATTGAAGAAACTTTAGGACAAGAAAATTTTAATATTGAAACAGTTTCTGGTATAGGAAAAGCGGCAGTAAAAATTACTAAGAAAAAATCAGGCGGCATGGTTATGAGAAATAATAACTACAACACACAAAGGATAAGATAAATGGCAACTGAACGTAATCCCTTTGATCCTATTCCGCAAATTAAAGTTACCCCGATAGAAATTGAATCAGAGAATGATGAAGCTACTATCGAATACGATGATTCTGACGGCGGTGTGATAGTTGAGTTTAAAAACCCAGTAGAAGAGTTATTATCTGATGAACAGGTAGAAGAAACAGATGATGAGTTTTACAGAAACCTGGCAGATGACATAGATGAAGATATTCTACAGGATATTGCTGAAGAAGTCTACGATAATTACACGGCAGATAAAGACAGTCGCGGCGAATGGGAAAGTATGTTCGAGCGTGGCTTCGATCTTTTAGGATTAAAGCTGGAAGAAGCTTCAGAACCGTTTGAGGGTGCATGTACTGCAGTTCATCCTGTGCTTATTGAGTCAGCAGTTAAGTTTCAGTCCAAAGCTACACAAGAATTATTCCCCTCTGGTGGACCTGTTAAGTCTCAGATTATAGGGAATGCCTCTGAAGAGAAAGAAAATCAGGCACAACGTGTAGAAGAGTTTATGAATTATCAGGTCACAGACCAGATGACAGAGTATTTTGATGAGTTTGAAAGAATGCTCTTCCATTTACCCCTGATAGGTTCTGCATTTAAGAAAATTTACTTTGATTCAGGTCTAAATCGTCCTGTATCTGAGTTTGTACCTATAGATCAGTTCTATGTATCGTACTATGCTACAGATTTACGCCGTGCAGACAGATATACACACGTAATTTACCGCTCTCCAGTAGAAATGCGAAGAGATATTGCTGCAGGAATGTACTCAGACATAGAATTACCTGAAGCATCTACCCCACAAACTACTGCAATGTCCCAAAAAATGGACAATATCATGGGTTTATCCCCATCTGGGGACAATGATCCACAATATGTGCTACTGGAACAGCATTGTTATTTGGATTTAGAGGGATTTGAGGATGAAGAGGACATAGCTCTACCATATATTGTTACAATAGAGCAAAAAAGCAGAAAGATTCTATCTATTCGTAGGAATTATGACAGGGATGACCCGCGAAAAGAGAAGAAAATCTTCTTCACACACTATCGTTTTGTACCTGGATTTGGTTTTTATGGTCTGGGACTGATACATTTCTTGGGTAATCTTACTATGACAGCAACTGCAGCTATGCGTAGCTTGGTGGATGCTGGTCAGTTTGCTAATTTACCTGGAGGTTTCAAGGCAAAAGGTATGCGTATTGTAGGAGATAATGATCCTATATCTCCTGGTGAGTTTAAAGAGGTGGAAGCTACAGGTAATGATATCTCTAAGATGATTATTAACCTGCCATACAAAGAACCTTCACAAACACTTTTACAGATGCTTAACTTTGTAACTGGTACGGCGCAAAAGTTTGCAGATACTACAGAACAAGTTGTAGCTGATGGTGTTAACTATGGTCCTGTAGGAACTACAATGGCATTGTTAGAAGCCAGTAGTAAATTTTTCAGTGCTATTCATAAACGCTTACATAAATCTCAGAAAGAAGAGTTTAAACTTTTAGGAAGAATTAACTTTGAGTATCTTCCTATGGAGTCAATATGTGATGTTCCTAACGGTACATTAAAAGTATTTCGCAGTGACTTTGATGGCAGGATTGATATTATTCCTGTGTCTGATCCTAACATACCATCTTCAGCGCACCGTATGATGATGGCACAACTTGCACTTCAACTGTCTCAATCATCACCTCCTGGTATGTTTGATATTGAAGAGTTAAACAGAACAATTCTTAATGCGGCAAATATTCCTAACTTAGATAAGATCATGCCAAGCAAGCCAAAGCCTGTACCGCTTGATCCTCTCAGTGATATTAGTGCAGCAGTTAAAGGTATGGCTATTAAAGCATTTCCTGGTCAAAACCATGATGCCCATATACAAGTTAAAACTACATATCTACAAGACCCTGCTAATGGTGCTAACCCATTAATGAAACGGATAGCACCAATTTTAGAAGCAAACATGCAGGAACATCTTATGTTAAAATATCAGGAACAGATCACTGGTATAACAGAGGAAATGATTTCTACATATGGTGATGAAGCAGAACAGCAGGGCATTGATCCAAATAATCCTGATCTAATTTCAGCAGTTATGGCTACTGCCGCTCAACAGGTTATGCAAGCTAATCAGGTTGCTGCTATGCAACAACAGGCTATGTCACCTGAAGCACAGCTTGTTCAGATTGAAGGACAGAAGCTTGGTCTTGAGCAGCAAAAGGTTCAGACACAGGCAGCTAAAGAAGCAGTTAATGCTGCCAATAAACAACGTGAACTTGATCTTAAAGAACTGCAAATTCAACTGGACATGTTCAAAGAAGGTGCTAGTATTACAGCAAAAGCAGAAGATTCTGAACGTAACAGAGAGTCTAAGAAAGCTATTGCAGCTATGGAAGCACTACTTGAATTGGCAGACACAGAGGCAAATATTGATAGAGACAAAACTCTTAAAGCAGCAGACATGCTGAGTAAGTTTATCTCTGACAGTAATAAAGGATAACAATGGAATTTTGGGACGAGTTAAATTTAAAGTTTGAAGAAAAGATAGAAGAAACAAAAAAATCTCTTGCATATGGAAATGCCTCTAGTTACGATGAATATCGTCAGGCAGTAGGTCTGATAGAGGGTATTGAATTTGCACAAGACTTATTGAAGTATATAGTTAAACACCGAATATATGAGGAAGAAAATTAATGCAAGCTGTACAGTTAGACAAATCAATTAATAATTCAGATTGGGTAAATCCAGACAGTAATCTAATTGATGTGAATGACTTGCCAGATATTCCTGGTTATCATGTTTTAGTTCAACCAGTAGTAGTAAAAGAAAAAACTAAAGGTGGTATTATTATCCCAGAAAAGTTAAAGGATGATATAGCATATCTTACAACGGTAGGCAGAGTATTAAAACTGGGCGATCTTGCTTACAAGGACAAAGAGAAGTTTCCGTTAGGTGAGTGGTGTGCTACAGGTGATTATGTTTGCTATGGAAAGTTCAGTGGTCAGAAGTTTGTATACAAAGGTCTTAAACTAATTCTTCTGTTTGATGATCAGATTATTATGCGGGTACAAAGTCCACATATGCTTGACCCGACTTTTAATCTTTCAAATTAATTTGTATATTTATATTTCATAATATAAAATATAGTAAAGGCGCAGGATAAACCTCAATTCGTTAGGTTCGCCACTAGCGGTATGTAAAGGAAAAGTAATGAATGAGAATCAAGAGGAATGGTCAACCATTGAAATAGATGGTGTAGAAAAGAAGAAACCTGTTGAGTTTGAAGTAGAGGGTGAAGAGACAAAAGAAGAACCTGTTCAAGCTGCTACAGAACAAAAAGAAGAATCGACCTATGTTGAACAAATACAGGAAGGTTTAAAACCTGAAAAGGTTGAGAATGAAGAAAAGCCAGTAAAAGAATTAGAAGGTATTGAGACTAAAGGCGCGGAAAAGCGTATCAGACAATTAATTCGTCAACGTAAGGAACGCGACGAGAAACTTCAGAAGATGGAGGAGCGTCTTAGTACACTTCAGAATGAATTAAATCAAAAAGAAGAACAATTATCTAACTCTTTAAAAAGTTCTATAGATAATAGTGAAAGTCAGTTAAACAGTAATTTAGAAGCTGCTAAAAGTATTTATAGGCAAGCTATAGAAAATAGCGATGTAGATGCTCAGATTGCAGCACAAGAAAGTATTAGTAAAGCATACGCTGAACTTAATCAGATTAGTAATCAGCGCACAGCATTAGAAAATTACAGCACACAGGCAGAGCAATCACAGGTAAGTCAACCACAACAACAGACACCTAAATATGATCCTAAAGCTGTTGATTGGGCAGCTAAAAATAATTGGTTTGGTAAAGATCAGATAATGACTACCGCCGCTTTGTCAATAGATCAAGAGTTAAAAGATGAAGGATACGATCCTTCTGATGATGATTTTTATGAGGAAATCGACAACAGATTACGTAGTCGTTATCCTCAAAGGTTTCAGGATACTTCTGCCCAAGAACCTGAAACACCCCGTTTGCAGGATACACCGTCAAATTCTGCTCAAGTGGTAGCTGGTGCATCACGCACACCTAAAACCTCTAAGGGTAATAAAGTTAAACTAACGCAAGAAGATGTTCGTTTAGCTAACAAATGGGGGATATCACTTGAACAATATGCTGCGGAAAAGCTGAAAGTTGAAAAAGCTGAAGGCGATTACACTAGCATTTTTAATTAAGCGTGGAAGGAAAATTTACAATGGCACGAAATACAAACTCACGTAGTAGTAGCACAAGGGAAGCTAAACCTCGTAGGACATTTGAAGAACCTAATTGGTTAGACATTCCCCCAACTGTCACAGAAAGATTCAAAAGTGAAGGCATGTCTTTACGCTGGATCAGAATGACAATTAAAGGTAATGACGATATTCAAAATATAAGTAAACGTCAGGCCGAAGGTTGGGAGATAGTTCAGTCCGAGGAAGTTCCCGAAATGACACACTCCTCTGTCGTGAGAGAGGAAGGACGATATTCAGGAGCAGTCTGTCGTGGAGACTTGGCTTTGGCAAAGATGCCAACTGACCTGGCTGAATCCCGTCAAGAATTTTATGAGCAAAAGAGTAGAGATGCGGTAGGCGCTGTAAACGCACAACTAATGCGTAATTCAGACTCACGTATGCCGATATCAAACTCCAGTCGCTCAAGGGTAACTACAGGGAGGCAACCTTCTTTTCAAGAGTAGCTTTCCTGTTTGTCATCGTAACTTAAAACAAGGAAAGGAATAGTGTTATGACTGATACTAAAGCACTAAACGGCCTTACTCCTTCTCGCAAACGTGGTGGCGCTGTTAACAGCAACGCTACGAATGAGTATCCCATTGCAAGTGGTTTCTCAACCAATATCTTCAGTGGTGATATTGTATGTAATGCTGCAGGAAATGTGGTCGTTTTGAGCGTTTCAACTCAAAAAGCTATAGGTGTTTTTCAGGGTTGTAAATATACTGCTAACGGTGAAATTAAGTATTCTAACTATTGGCCTAGTGGTACGTCATCTGACGATGCGGTTGCGTTCGTTGTTGATGATCCGCAAGCTACCTTTATAGTTCAAGCTGATGCTTCTGTCACCGCTGGTGATATTATGTCACAGAACTTTAGTTGCACATTGGGTGCAGGTTCTACGGTAACTGGTCGTTCAGGCTTTGGAATTGAAGCTGGTTCTCGCACCACCACCACAGGTGGAATGCTTCGTCCCATCGCTGTACTGGATGAGCCAGGAAATGATATTACTGTTGCCGCAGATCGTGCCTTCCCGAAACTTGAAGTTCGTATCGTGCGTCACGTAGATGCTTACATCTCCGCTGACTCATCGGCTAACTAAGGAAGGGAGTAATAACAAATGGCTATTAATCGCTCTAGTATTGCGAAAGAACTGCTCCCAGGATTAAATGCTGTATTTGGCATTGAATACAATGATGTGGATAATGAACATGCTCCACTCTTTGATATTGAACAGTCAGATCGTGCGTTTGAGGAAGAAGTTCTATTCACTGGCTTTGGCACTGCACCTGTTAAAAGTGAAGGTGCTGCCGTTCAGTTTGATGATGCACAAGAAGGCTATGCTTCTCGTTACAGCCACGAGACAATAGCTCTTGCTTTTGCAGTAACTGAAGAAGCTATGGAAGATAATCTTTATGACACTTTTGCCAAACTACGTGCGCGTGGTCTTGCCCGTGCAATGGCTAACACTAAGCAAGTTAAAGCTGCTGATGTTTTCAACAACGGCTTTGCGGCAACAAGTCCTGGTGGGGACGGACAGCCTTTCTTCAGTGCTAGTCATCCAGTAGTTGGTGGTGGTACTCAATCCAACACTCTTGGTGCTACTGATCTTTCGGAAGCATCTCTTGAGTCAGCTTTGATTACCATCTCAAAAGCAGAAGATGATCGTGGTATTCTTATTGGTCTACAGGTTGAATCACTTCATGTGCCGCCTGATCTTGCTTTCACAGCAGACCAAATCTTGAATAGCACGCTGTCAACGACTATTGGAGTTAACCCAACGACTGCTGGTAATGGTGCAACAAATGTTAACGACATTAACAGCATCCGCAGTCAAGGTTTAGTTCCTGGTGGTTTTTATGTAAACCGTAGATTCCAAGACGGTAATGCTTGGTTCTTGCGTACTGACTGCCCAAATGGTGCTAAAATGTTTGTTCGTTCACCTCTTCAAACTAAGATGGAACCTGATTTCGATACAGGTAATCTTAGATTTAAAGCGCGTGAGCGTTACAGCTTTGGCTTTTCTGATTGGCGTAGCTATTACGGTGCTTCAGGTTCTTCCTAAGAGCCGTGTAAACTAGGTTAGTATAGACTAGGTTAAATAAGGGTGGAGAGAAAGACGCACAATTCTTTTTCTTCACCCTTTGCTTTTCTAATTACCTGTCTTGATATATAATATAAATAATTATCTTCTGTTTATGTAAAGGAACAAAACATGGCAACCACTCTTCGACAAGGATTTGTAACTGGAAGTGGAGCAGTTCTTGATACTGTAACCAGTGTTTCTCTCGCAGACACACGTATTCGCTCTGTATTTGCTACAGGTATTGGTCAGTTTCTTATCACTGGAACTTCTACTGATGCGCGAGGTACGGTTAAAGGAAATAATATTAGGTTTGTAAATACGACAGCATCGGATGCAAACGAAGTTTATTTCTCTGATTTAGGTATTGCGATGAAAGGAACAGTTGTAGTTTCTGCTCCAAGTTCAACAGCTACAACAGCAGTATTCTATGGTTGATTATACTTATCTGGTAAACGATATTATTCAGACATCTGAAAATGAAGGAACAGAGTTTATTAACTATATTCCTAAGATGGTTAATCGTGCCGAAGAACGTCTGACAAAAGATTTGGATGACTATGGTTTAGTCTCTTATACTTCTGTTGCTGTTTCTTCTGGAAACAATATCCTTACCTTACCCACAGGCACACGCATAGTTAAGAATATTAATATTATAAGCGACTCTACAAAGATTAATTTACTGCAACGAACTGATGAATATATTAATGATTACTGGCCTGTAAGCGCATCAACTGATGAACCAAGGTATTATGCGCCTCGTAATAATTCTACAGTTTTAATTGCACCTACTCCTGCATCTACTTACAGTGGACAGGTCGTTCATGTTAATCGCCCAGTAACATTAACATCCGCAACTCCTGAAAACTATTTTACTGATTTTTGTTACGACCTTCTTTATAATGCTTCTATGATAGAGGCAATGATGTTTCAAAAAGATTATCCCACTTCACAATTATATGAACAACGATATGCACAGCTTCTAGAGTTACAGCGTAATCAGGCACGTAGAACACGTAGAGATGACATGCAGACTCCTGCAAGTCCTGCTGGTGCAGATGACAATCTGGTAGCTAATACTAATTAAAGGAGACTATAATGGCTGGTCCTATCTTTGATCCTCTTAATCCCAATGAAAGTCCTGCTTCAAAGTATCAAAGAGAAATTGATGCTATGAATAGAGGAGGGAGTAGAAAAAAATCTAAGGATGAAGAGTTTGATGAAGCTTATGAAAAGCAACAAGCAAACATGCCTACCTTTGAAAAACTAATGTCAGCGCAGGGTGAGTCTGCTGGTGGTCGTGTAGGAAAAGGTAAGAAAAAAAAGGTTGTAGTTAAAAAAAGAGCTAACTTTTTAGGTCGTGGAGCAGGTGTTGCTTTACGCGGCTTTTAGTTAAGAAAGGATATTATTATGGCTACATTAAAACAAATAGAAGAATTTAAAAGAAGAAAAGATAGGGGTAAAGTTGGGAAAACAGAAGCTGAAGAAAAAAGCAAAAGAATAGCAGAAAGTCCTAAACTTCAAAAAAGAAGAAAACAAGGACAACTTGTTGCAGAAATAGCTAGTCTTGCTATTCCTGGTTTAGGTGCTGCAAAAATTGGAAAAGCATTAGCGACAAGAGGACCAAACTTTGTTAAAAATGTTAGAACAGCATTAAATAGTAAAGATAATAAAGATGCTCTTAGATTAGCATTTGGATTAGATAAAAAAGTTGGTTCTAAAAAAAGTAATCTTGTTACATCAAGATTTAAGAAAGGTCCAGACGGTAAGCCATTAGGAGCTAGGCCAATATCTAAAGCTGCTCAGGAAAAAGCCAAACAAACCAGAACTGCAGCGGCTGTTGTAGGTACAGCAGCAGCAGGTTCTATTATGGGTAGTGATAGTAAAAAATCTACTCCTAAAAAAACCACTCCTAAGAAAACAAAGCCAATTAAAAAACCTGCTCCTATTTCTACTACTAAAAAAACTAAACCTCAAAAAACAAAACCTGAGAAAGATCCAACAGAAGGTGGACGTTTTGCTTTTTATCCTGGTCAAACTTCAAAAGATTTAGGATTAATGTATGAAGTAGACAAGAATAAAATGCCTGATGAAATACGTGAAAGACTAGAAGAAGCAGAACTTTATGAAGGTGACTTCAAAGGTGGTCGTGTAGGAAAAGGTAAAAAGAAAAAAGTAAGTAAAGCACCTCGTGGTGTTCGTGCTGCAATGAGAGGTTTTAAAACAATGAAAGTTGGTGGTAAAATAGGTAGGCAATCTAAAGGTAAAACTAATAGATGGGTATAAAAATGAGAAAGAAAGCTGTCCGTAAATCTAAATCTAAAGTTAATCAAGCTGGTAATTATACTAAACCTACTATGCGTAAAAGATTATTTAATAAAATTAAAGCTGGCAGCAAGGGTGGAAATCCTGGTCAGTGGAGTGCAAGAAAAGCGCAAATGCTGGCTAAACAATATAAAGCTGCGGGTGGTGGATACAAGTAAAAATGGCTTTAAAAAAATCACAGAAGAGTTTAAAAGATTGGACAAAGCAAGACTGGGGTTATGCTGGAAAAAAAGGTAAATCAAGATATTTACCAAAGAAAGCTATTGCTGCATTATCGCCATCTGAAAGAGCAGCAACTAATAAAAAGAAAAGAGAAGATACTAAAAAGGGTAAACAATTTTCTAAACAACCTAAATCTATCGCAAAGAAAACAAAAGCTTTTAGAAAAAAGGGTGGCGCTGTGGCAGCTAAAAAGAAAAAGAAAACTACTGGTAAAGGCATGAAAGGTCTTACTATCGGTAAGGGAGATAAGCGTCCCACAAAAGCTGGTGCTGGTCTAACTGCTAAAGGAGTAGCTAAATATCGGAGACAAAATCCTGGTAGTAAACTTCAAACTGCTGTGACTGAAAAGAAACCAAGAACTAAAGCAAGAGCAGCCAGAAGAAAAAGTTTTTGTGCTAGATCAGCAGGGCAAATGAAAAAGTTTCCTAAAGCTGCAAAGAATCCTAACTCAAGACTTAGACAAGCTAGAAGAAGGTGGAAGTGTTAAATGGTAAAACAATTAAAAAAAGTTTCTAAAGCTTTATCTAAAGCCTCTCGTTTACATAAGAAACAATCTAATATCATTAAAAACTATGTGAAGAAAAATGAGAAAAGTAAAAGACCCAAAAGTAGGAACAGGAAAAAAACCTAAAGGTTCTGGTCGTAGACTTTATACAGATGAAAATCCAAAGGATACAGTAGGTATAAAGTATGCTACAATTAAGGATGCTAAAGATACTATTGCAAAAGTTAAAAGGATAAGAAAGCCATATGCAAGAAAAATACAGATATTAACAGTATTGGAACAACGCGCAAAGTTTGCAAACAAACCTGAACAATCCAGGTTGGCAAAAGTTGCTAAACAAACATTAAGAAAGAAACACAAAAGTAAAAAATAAAATGGCATATTTAAGTTCAAACATCCCACAGTTTAAGTGTTGGGTACGAAAAGAATTTACTAATAACCACATGGACTATGAAGGAGAATATTTACACGCTTTAGTAATTGCAGTTAATACAATACCAGACAGATCATTAACTTTTAATGTTGTATTTACTGGATGCGATGAAGAAGAAAATGTACATGGTGGAGCAATGTGGGCAAGGATGCCTATCACAGCTTTGATAGCTGACACCAGATTAGAAGAATGGCCTGTTAAAATGCCGACACATTTAGCACAACCTTGGGACTGTTCTTCTAGAAATCATGCTATAATAGTAATGGACAGAATATCATCAAGTCCGTGGTTATGTAAAATAGATAATGTTTTTCACACTGGGAGGTATTTGTTTACAGTAGATTATACGGATAGTTCTATATCAGATGATCCTGCACAACATAAACAGTCACATGTTATAGAGTTGATTGATGCAGGACCATATACTGGTAATATAGTAGCACTACCAAATAATAGGGTTAGAGTTACTAATCCTGCTTTATGGGTAACTGGTGAAGGTGCGCCAGACTTTGCACCAAGTCAGTATGTTCATTCAGCAGAAATACACGACAGCTACATGAATCCATATTTAACTTTTAACAACTTGTATCAAGAGGAGACTGAAGATGCCTAAACACACTAAATATATGTCTAAGGGCGGCGCTATGAAAAATACTAAGTACATGTCTAAAGGTGGAGCAATGAAAAAAGGAACTAAGAATGCTTCAAAGGGTGGTGCTATGAAGAAAAAATCTACTAAAGCACCTCATAATCGTCTTTACTAGTAATGACAATAAACAGGTCAAAGATAAGCCAACAGATTATCAAAGCACCTTCTAAAAAGAAAAAAAGTAAAAAACTTATTAGATCGCTTGCTTTGAAAACTAACAGGCGAAGAAGATCTAGAAGGAGATAAACATGTCTAACAATCCAAAAGGGATAACTGAATATACTTTTAATTATATTCGTAATCCTCGCACTGCAGAAGACATAGACAAGATGACGGGTCGTCCTACTGGTCAGGGGTATGGCGCTGCACGTAAAGGTCCACAGATTAAAGCTGCAGAGCAGGATGTTGTAGTGGACTATGAGCCAGGA